TTTCTATATTTACTTCCATAATATAATTTTTTAAAGGAAAATCGCTTATGTCTTTAATATGAATTGGTATACAACTTAAACGCTGTTTAATGATTTCATTGTTTAAACGACTAGTATTAGCAATAATATTACACTTATTACGATCATTAGGGGTTGTTCTAAAAACGACTAACTCAATATCTGATAAAATCGTTCTTCTAACAGCATTGGCCAAGCTGACATTTACACCACTTAAGGTGAAGCCAAGCGATCCATCATTAGTAATTAAAGTCTCAAGGTGCGGGTTCATTATATCTAATATATCTTTATATTTAAATTGTAAATTTAAATCATTTTTTTTTTAAATGAGTTAAATATTATTTTGAATAAACTTAGTATAGATTAAGATGAGTAGTATTTTATATTATAGTAAATATTGCGAAGTATCTAAAAAATACTTACAGCTTTTATCAAAGTCAAATGTTCAAAAGGATGTTCATTTTATTTGCATTGATAAAAGAGTTAAGGATTCTAATAACAAAACTTATATTATTTTAGACAATGGTCAAAAAATAATTTTGCCTGAAAATGTAACACGAGTACCGGCATTATTATTATTAAATCAAAGTTATAATGTTCTATATGGTGACCAGATTTTACAACATTTAAAACCAAGGCAAGAAGTTGAAGTTAGACAAGCCACACAAAATAACATGGAACCTATGGCATTTTCTCTTGGTGGAGGTGATATTGTTTCAGATCAATACAGTTTTTTAGACCAAGAACCTGAAGAATTAGAAGCAAAGGGTAATGGTGGAATGAGACAAATGCATAATTATGTTGATTTACATACCGCATTCAGTGGTCAAATTTCTCAACAAGGAAATAACGAAGAACAAAATACAACAATTAGAGGAACAACAAAAAAAAGTGATGATTCTGCGAATCAAGAAATGGAAGCAAGAATGAAGAGAATGCAAGAAGAGAGAGATGCTGATATAAAAAAATTAACAGGAAATAGACCTCCAATGAGTTATTAAATTAAAAACTATTTAATTATTAAACAAATTAAAATAATGATCAACAAATAGATTGATATTCAGAAAATTTTATAGCTCTATATAACAAATTACCTGATACTCCTAGCATAAATAAGTTAAAAATTTTTAAACTATCACATGCGTTTTCTAAATATACTTTATTTACTTGTTGTAAAACGGAACTGAAAAGCCAGAAAGATCCAGCAAGATAAATAGCATTAGGTAATTTCATGGTTAATATATAATATTTAAATTAGTTACATTTAAATAAATTTGTTAATATTATTTAATCAATTTTATTAAATAATATACAGTAAAACCATTTAAAAAATAAAATCTATAATTATTTAAATGTCAAACATACTAACAGCTTTCAACGATCATTTTATAGAATTTGTAAATGATGTTCATTGTGTATTTCCTGATGATGCCGATATTTTAGCAACAAAAAATGCTCTAACAACCATCAGAAAATTAAACCCGAAAATGATTGTTAAAATTTGGAACTCTTTTATTGTTAGTAAATATAAGAGTGAAATTGAGGCGGGAAACATTGAATTTTTTATTAATAAAGATTACTCACAAGATGTGTCGGTATCAACAAATTCGGATAAAATCATGGAATCTATCGACCGATTACGCGAGCCAATTAAAAATATGAGCGAAGAAAATCAGGCAAAGGTTATGAAGTATATTCAAAACCTAACCAAATTATCTCAATTATGTGAATAAATAATACTTATTTGATATTAATTTTATTTAATAAGTATCTAGTTAATTATTTTTCTTCTTCTTTTGTTTCTCCTTCTTTTGATTCATCAACTGCTGGTTTGTCTTCTCCTTTTACTACTTCTGCTGCTCGTTCATCAATAAGTTTTTCAAAATTTTCAATAATTTTTTCAATGTCTAAATAGTCAGCAATTATCTTAAAATCACCAGCTGTAAAAAACCACCAACTGTCATTGTTAAATTTGGCTAACGGTACTTTTGACTCTATCAACGCTGTATTATAACAAGCCAATAATAAATATGTATTAATAAAAATAGGTAGATCATGTTTTTGTTTTACATCCATTTCCGTATCATTTGCAAAAACAGTTAAATATTCATTATATTTTTTCATAAAAGTTACAAAAATTGTTTTTAATTTTTCATTAGCTGCTTGTTTATTATTAATTTCATTATCTATCATTTTATTTCTAACAATAGTTTCTGTTATTTCTTGTGTATCTCTAAACGCTGAAAAATTAATTCCTACAATATCAAAAACTAAATCTTTATCAATATTTTTTAGATTTGATAATTGACCTTCTTCTGTTTTAGTCTTTATTTCACCCACCAAATTTTTCATGTCAGTCTTAAATTTATCAGATTGTTGTTGTTGAAGTTGTTGTTTTCTCATCGCCTGTTTTTTTTCTTCTGCATTCATATTCATAAATTCTTTTTGTGAAGGTACATTTTCTTTTACATTAAGATTTTCCTTTAACTCTAGTTTTCTTTCAAATTCAGGAAATTCTTTAATCGATTGATATAATTCATTATTAATTAGGCTTGGATTTTTAAACAGTTCATTAACTTCCACAAAAAGATTTTCAGGTTTAAATGTCTTATCTTTTTTAGTGAGTGTATTTTTAACTATTTGTCTAATAAAATTCAGGTCTCTAATTATTACTTCAAGATATTTAGATGGAATTAGCTTTAAATATGGGTCATTAAGTTGTTTAAGTCTTAGAGCTGTCAATACATACATATATTTAAGATCATCAATTGGTAGTTCGGGTAGTTTTCCCCTGATATTTTTATATGCGGTATTCAAATCAGATTCGATAATAGAAGGATCAATATAATAATTTAATAATGTTGAAAATTCACCTTGAATTTCAGGTGGAAGATTTGTAGGCTTAATTTCAGTTAAAGGTGGAGATTCAGTTTCAACTGGACTATTTGTTGCATCTTCAACTGGAGTATTTGTTGCGTCTTCAACTGGAGTATTTGTTGCGTCTTCAACTGGACTATTTGTTGCGTCTTCAACTGGAGTATTTGTTGCGTCTTCAACTGGACTATTTGCCGTGGCTTCAACAGGAGTACTTGTTGCGTCAATAGGTGGATTTGCATAAGTTTTAATGTTACTAAGTATACTATTTAGTTTCTGTTTATAGATTTTCTTATTTTCTGGTTTTATTTCCCCATAAGCAACAAGCTGTAATTCTTTAAATTTTTCATCAACCTGTTTTTTAAGATTAAGTAAAATAACAGTAGCACCAGGGTTAGATTTAATAAATTTATTAACATTTTGAGTTGCCTTGTTCAAAGTAGAATTATCAATATTGGGGTTTTTATAATAACTCATTATCGTTTTAATATCGCTCTCTACATCCCCACCTCTTTGTCTGATAGTTTTTTTATTTTTTTTATTTATTTGTTTATGAATTGTCTTTTTATTTTTTTTACCATTATTTCTACGGGTATATTTTTTTGCTTTTATATTTTTTCTCGTGTATTGTTTCATTTTTGAACCACCTATACCTTCATCTTCAGAAGCAACCTTTTCAGATGTTTCATCAATTGGTTGTTTTTCATCTACTAGTTCACCAGACGGTGTTTCAAATGAAAATTTAATATTTTCTACAGGTTTATTTGGATTTTTTGTAAAATATAAATCAAAGTAGATATATTCTATCCATTTTGTATTACCATTTTTATTATTATCTTGATTAGGATCAAATAAATTAGAAGGATTGATAATTTTATCTGATAATATAGTTTGACCAAATTTTGTTAAGTTATCTGCCTGACTTCTAAAAAAATCACCGTTTCTAATATTACAAAATTTGTAAATAAAATATGCTTTTAAAAATGTAGAAGTTTCCATATTTATATCACCACCAATTAATTCGGTTAGCGGTAGTACATCTAGTGATGTAGCTGTAATATTTGTAGTTTCAATGTTTTTTATTTTTTCATCAAAATTAGATAATTTTACAAAGGGAATATTTATAATTTCTTCGCCATTCGATATCATATTAACTTTAAGATTCATAATTAAATTTTTTAAATTATAACCTCCCCACCATTCAGGCCATTTTTTAGACATTTGTAATACAGGATTTGGCGTCCATTGATAATTAAACATTATGTTTAACAATTCAAAACAAGCATGGTGTTGATGGTCCACTTGATACTTTGGACAGAATTTTATTATAGGCATTTCTAATATTTTCCAAAATGATTTCATATCATAACGTCGTAGTGTTAAAACAGTAGGAAATCTTCTAGGTAAACCAATGTTTACATTTAAAAATTGATTTTGCATCTCATATTCATAACCAGCAACAATAAAAGCCAAAAGACCGATATGTTCGGATGTATAATCTGTAATAGCATCTAATGCTTCTTGACCAAATTCATTAAAAGTACCCTTAGTTTCATCTTTAGCACCAGCTATAGAATAAGCCTCATCTATAAATACTATATTACCTAATCCTTGAGTTAATTCATTATAAACCTTAGGTGCTGTTTGACCTGTATATGAACCAACAATATCAGGTTTCTTAATTTCTTTCATTTTACCTACTGTTAGAAAACCACACCATTTCAATGCTTTACCGATTATTGCCGATGAATAACTTTTACCTACACCAGGTGTGCCTTGTAAAACTAAATTAAAATAATCATATGATGGTATTACACTTATATGTTTGGATTTGTCATTTGGATCAACTACATAACTTGTTAAATAACCAACCATTAATGTTGAAATTTTTGCTCGCCATGAAGGAACTGAATCTAACAATCTACATTGATTCATAAATTCATATAAATTTTTTTTAACGTAGTTTGGTGTAATATATTTTCTAACAAACATCTCGTGACTTGTTTCCGGTTTTAAATTTTTATCACTAAGATCCATGTCTGCGTCTAATAAAGTTTTCAGTATATCATCTACAGAATTTATATTAGCCTTCTGTGTATCACCAAAAGAACTACTTTCTTTTTCTAAAGCTCTATTATCATCGTCAAGGAGTTTATCTTTTTTCTCTTCAGAAGTTATATCATTTAAAATTTGGCTAGCTAATTCTTTTTGTTTTAACAAATCTGAATTTAAGTCATCAGTTTGTTTAGTGTATGCGTCAATACATGCTTTTGTTTGAGCTTCAATTAAATCCAATTGAGCCTTAGTTACTTTTTCTATTGCTGCTTTTTGATCTTCATATTTTTGTGGCCCTGATAGGGTGCCATCTTTTATTTTAGTTATATCATCAGCCACCTTTGTTGAACTTTCTAAAAGTTTTTTCATTTCATCACCCCATTTTGTAAAGTCATCATCTCTTTTTTTTTTAGCATCTTGAAGTGCTTTCCATTGACCATATAAAGGATGTTTTGGGTCACTTTGATCAAGAGTAGAACTAGGTAATGGTTGTGTTGTAGGTAATGGTTGTGTTGTAGGTAATGGTTGTGCTGCCTTCTTCTCCTCCTCCTTATACTTTAGCACATCATCAACATATTTTTCCAATCCGATCTTAGTTTCTTTAGTATCTTCTTCAGTTGGATTAGTATCCTCAAATGCTTTTTTATTAACCGCATTTGGTATTGTAGATGGATCAATACCATCTTTACTTGCACCGAGTCTTATTAAAGTATTAATTAAACTTGGCATGTCTTGTGGTACTTTTACTACTTCTTGTAAAAATGTATTTCCTTTTTTATTTTTTTGATTAATATCAGCTCCTTTAGATAGAAGATACTCTATTTTATTCAAATTTTCGTTAGTTGGAGCCTTTCCAAACGCATTATCTCCTGATGAATCCTTTATATCAACATTTGTAATTTCACCAGATTTTAGCATATTATCTAATTCAAGTAGATCATTAGAATTTATAAATTTTTCTATAGCTTCAGGTGAATCCGGAGCGAGTTTTTTAGGAGTTTCCTCTTGTTTCTCACCTGCCTCTCCTTCGAGACGTTTGTTTTCTATAGCTTCAGGTGAATCCGGAGCGAGTTTTTTAGG